CAGGCTGTTGACTGAGGAAAAGATTGAGATCATCAGCAGGATCAGAATGCCTTATTATCACTTCGCCTGGGATAATCCGGCGGATGAAGGGAAGATCCTCCCGAAGCTGAAGATGTTTGCGGAACGGATCAGGGTGAACCGACACAACACTTTAGTGTACTGTCTGGTGAATTTTAACTCAACATTAGACGAGGATCTGCACCGAATCTATACGCTGCGGGATTTGAATATGCAGCCGTATGTGATGATCTATGATAAGGCTCACTGTGAGCGGGTGTATCAACAGCTGCAGCGGTGGGTGAACAGTCCGCGGATTTTCAACACAGTAAAACGTTTTGAGGAGTACACAAGATAATGCTGACGGGGAATATCTGGATCTATGACTTTGAGGTGTTCGCGCTGGACTGGCTGGTGGTTTTCAAGCGGGTCTCGGACGGGTGCTATCAGGTGTTTCACAATGACGGGGACGGGGTTTGTGATTTCATGAAGGAAGAACAGCCGGTTCTGACGGGGTTCAATGTGAAGCATTATGACAACTGGATTCTGAAGGCTGTAATGAGCGGATGCGAGCCGGAGATGGTGAAAACCGTCAATGACTTGATCGTGATGCAGGGTGTGCCTGGGTTCTCGATTCCGTTTCTGAAAAACTGCGGGATCTATTTTCCGAGTTTCGACCTGATGGACGATATGCAGCAGGGGCTTTCCCTGAAAGCTATAGAAGCTCATCTGGGAATGGATATTGAGGAAACCGAGGTGGATTTCAACCTGAACCGGGCGCTGACGGAAGCAGAACTGGAACAGACGATCCGTTACTGCAAGTACGATGTGGACGCGACTGAAAAGCTGTTTCATCTGCGGAAGGACTATCTGGAAAATAAGGCTATCCTGGGTCAGTCCTGCGGGCTGAGCGAAGCGGATGCGCTTTACATGACCAATGCGAAGCTGACAAGCGTGTATCTGGAAGCCCGGAGGCCAGAAAAGTTTTGGGATGATGAGCGAAATTATCAGTATCCGAAGCAGCTGCTGATGGAATATATCCCGGCGGAAGTGAAAGCGTTCTTTGACCGGCTGCATGATGAAGCGGTCAATCTGGACGCAATCATGAGTGACAAACTGGACATTACCGTCGGTGACTGTCCGGTGACGATCGGCTGGGGCGGAATCCATGGGGCTATCCCGAATTACGTTGAGGAAGCTGCCGAAGGGCGATCCATCCGGAATAAGGATGTGGCTTCGTATTATCCCAATCTCATCAGAAGAATGGGATACGCGTCCCGGGCGATGAAGGATCCGGGGATGTATGCGGAGATCATCGACCGTCGGGTGGCGGCGAAAAAGGCAGGGGACAAGGCAACAGCAAATGCGCTGAAGCTGGTCCTGAATACTACCTACGGCGGGATGCTGAACGGTCACGGTGACCAGGCTTTCAACGATCTTTATGATCCGCTGATGGCCCGCAGCGTGTGCATTTCCGGTCAATTGTTCCTGCTGGAGCTGACGGAGCATCTGGTTCGGGAATGTCCTTCTTTGAAGGTGATCCAGCTGAACACGGACGGCATCATGGTTTCGTTTGACAATACGGATGAGCCGAAATGGCAGGAGATCACTTCCGAATGGGAATCCCGGACGGGATTTGAACTGGAAGAGGATTTTATCCGGAAGATCGTCCAGAAGGATGTCAACAATTATGTTGAGGTGCCGGTGGATGAGAAGAAGGACCCGAAGGTGAAAGGAGGTGTTCTGGTTCGCGGGATCGCTCCGGCAGGGGCTTTCAACGTGAACAATAACGCAGTGATCATCGCCGAGGCGGTGAAGCGGTACTTTGTGGATGGTACGGACCCGGAGGTAACGGTTGAGGGATGCGAACGGGTGCTGGATTTTCAGCTGATCGCGAAAGCGTCATCAAAATATTCTGAGGTGTATCAGGAAACAGCTTTCGGATTATGGGATGCACAGCGATGCAACCGGGTGTATGCCTCAAAGGATCTGAAATTGGGTACGCTGATCAAGATCCACAGGGAGACGGGAAGACCGGCGAAGATCGCAGGGCTGCCGGAACACTGCGTGGTTGATAACAAGAACCGGCTGGATATTTCAGCCGTGGATAAGGGATGGTACGTGGATCAGGCCAGGAAATACATCCGTGATTTTCTGGGAGATGTGCGGAAAGTCAATAACAGGGCGATCAATGCGCTGATGCGGAGATCCCTGGATCTGATCGAGGAAGTCGGTCAAAAGAGTTTGTTTTGAGGAGATAAAGTCTCATGAGTGAACATTCACGACAATTGATAGGAAAAGTATTAACGCATACTTATGACGTTAAAGAATACTTGAGTAAAGACAGTGATGATCATATCGAAGCCTGGGTAAACGCGATGTGGACATTCGATCATCGTAATGAGATCAGTGCGAAAAGAAGATTGGAAGCATATGAAAAGGGGTTACTCCTCATGTTTGAAAACTGGGTATTCAAAACGGTCATTATCGAAAGAATGAGCGGAACCGATAAATTGAACAACGAGGGTAAAAAATGGGCTAAAGAAGAGGATGAAGAGTTAGTGAATCTTGCTGCAATGTGTTATGAGGAATTTGGTAAATACGATCCTGTTTACATGATTGCTCCCAGTATTTTCGAAAGGAGTTCTCAAGCCATTCGTACTCGTTTGTCTCAATTGATCGGAATAGAGAGGCTCACCGTAAAGGTGGAAGGTAAATTCGAAGGTGACTTCGAAGGTGAATCTGTGAGGGGCCAAATTTCAGGTTTGGTTCATAAAAAATAAGATAGGAGAAATTATGGCAAACGTATATGATGACATGACTGTCATGCAAAAGCTGGCGAAGGCCAGACTGTACTTCCTGAATCAGAAAATCGGGAAGAGCGGGAAGAATGTCCTGCTGGAGTTCAAGTATTTTGAGCTGGAAGACATTGTGCCGACCGCGATACGGATCTTTGACCGGGTAGGGTTGGTTTCAGTGGATGACTTCGGGGATGACGTGGCGACGAAGACGATCTTCAACGCAGCCAAACCGGGTGAGACGCCGCTGGTGTTTCGGGTGAAGTATCGTGAAGCGGAACAGATCGTCAATAAGAACGGGAAAGCGGTGACCAATCCGCTGCAGGCCCTGGGAAGCTCGATCACGTATCTGAGGAGGTACCTGTGGATGGTCGCGCTGGACATCACCGAGCCTGATAATGTGGATGATAAGCTGGGATCTGAGGAAGAGTTTACTCCGGAACAGGCTGCGGCTGAAAAGCCGAAACCGAAAAAACCGGCAACTCCTCAGGAACGGGCCGAGGTGAAGCAGGAGCTGGTGAGCGAAAATGTGCCGGCAACTGAAGAGCAGATCGGGAAGCTGAAGGCTCTGTGCAAGGAACTGGTCACGAAGGACGGTGAGAAGTTCCGGGAGTTTGTCAACAAGATCGCTTTGAAGACAAAGGGTTTTGAAGAGATCGCGGGTGATGCCTGTGAGGAACTGTGCGGGAACATCAGCAGCATTCTGGCTGAATATGAAAAATGAAGAATGAAGAGGGAAGAATGAAGAATAATTCTGAAAAAGTGAATCATCCGGACCATTACAACACTGAATCCTTTGAGTGTATCGATGTGATGGAAGAGGTTTTCGGTGCGGAAGCTGTGAAGAATTTCTGCAAGCTGAACGCTTTCAAATATCTGTGGCGGGCTGATGAGAAGGACGGGATGGATGATCTCCGGAAGGCTCGCTGGTACCTGGAACGGATCCAGTCTTTGGAAGCTGAAGAAGACGAACCTGATGATGATGATAATGATGATGATCAGGAGAGTGATGATGACATCAATATTTATGACACTGTTCATAATCTCTGTGATGTAATCAAAAATGCTTTCAAAAAGGGAATGGAGATGTATGCCGAATCCATCGATCCTGAGTCGGAGGCATCCAAGCGGCTGCGGTATTTTCAGCTGAGTAAAAAGAAGGGCTTCGATGAAGATGTGTGCTTCATCACTGCACTGCGGACTGAGATGGACCAGATCGAAAAATCCCTGGAGTTATTTGAGGAGGAAGACGATGAGCAGTCGGGTGAGAAGTCTCGCGAGGAGTAAGGCGCGGTTCGGAATGAACCAGGAAGAGCGGCAGATCTTTGGTTGGTATACCACCGTCGAGACTCCGGTCCGCAACAAACGGACGGGGAAGATCCAGCTGGTGAACGTGAAAAAGTCGCTGTTCTCGAAGGCTTGGAGAGATTACGCGTAGGGAGAGAGACGCACATGGTGACAGGCTCCTGTGTCAGCAACGCGGCACAGAGTGCCAGTCCCCAGGTGCTCCGGATGAAAGGAGAGGTTATTATGCCTCCTGAAAATAAACATGAAGTGGGATTTTACTTTTTCGACGGGGATCAGTGGCGGAGGGTCGGTGAGGCTCCAGTGATAAAGGACCCCAAAGACGAATTGAAGGAAGCGGCGGTACAGCTGCATGATCTGTATAACTCATTTATCGAAGCCGGTTTTTCCCGGATGGAAGCTTTGGTGATGGTAAGTGAGATCATCAAAGGAGCAAAGCAATGAAGTGGAATGATGACGGCACGATCACTGTGATGCCACCGGCGAAGCCGAAGAAGGTGACCGGGACACGGTTCGCGGCGATCATGGGCGCAAATGCCTGGAAGACGCCTTTCAGCACCTGGTGCGAGATCACCCGGACCTATGAGGAACCGTTCGAGAACACAATCTATACCATTGCCGGTAAGACGATCGAACCGAAACAGGCAGAATATATGGCCGGGAAGTATTTCTGGAAAAAGCTGGTATCACCTACCGATGCTTTTGGTGAAGACTATTTTCAAAAGACCTGGGGTGATTTCTTTCCGCAACATCCATTTCTGGGCGGGATGTGGGACTACCTGTTTGTGGATCAGGACGGGGCTACCGAAACGGTACTCGAAATGAAGACCACGAAACGGGCAGAAGACTGGAAGGATGATATCCCGGAATATTACGCTTTGCAAGCTGCTCTGTATGCCTATTTGCTCGGATGCGATAATGTGACGATGGTCTGCACGATCCTTGAGGATAAGGATTATGAACATCCGGAAGCGTTTGTGGTAAATTCCAATAACACTTTTGAGCGGTCCTTCAAAGTTTCCGAGCGGTATCCGCATTTCGAGAATCTGATCAAATTTGCCGAGGGCTGGTGGCGAGATCATGTGCTGAAGGGTGTTTCCCCTGCCTACGATGAAAAGAAGGATGCTGAGATCCTGAAGGTGCTGCGAGCGAACAACATCACACCGGAAACGACGCTGAGCGCACTACTGAGAGAAGCGGAAGAGCTGCAGGGACAGCTGGATAAAGAATATTTCAAGCTGGCGCCCAAAGAAGACCGGCTGAAGGTGCTGAAGGACATGATCAAAGAGATGATGGTCCAGCAGTTCCGAGACGGTGACAAAAAGGTGGTCGTGCCGGGTTATGCCTATGAATGGACCGTCGGAAAGTCGGTTTCCCTGAAGGTCGATGAGGACGCGATGAAGCAGGACGGTGTCCTGGATAAGTATAAAACAAAGGAATCAGTCTCTTACAGACTGACCGCGAAAGCGAAAGGAGAAAAATAATGGCAAAGATCGGTTTGACCGAAGGTTTTAAGTTGATCCCGGAAGGGAGTCATGTGTTCCGGATTTCCGCAGTCAAGTATGACGAGGATTTCGGCAAGATGGAAGTCACCATGGAAACGGTGGACGGCGGGCGACATATCGAACGCTTCAACCTGCTGAAGGCCAACGGTGAAGTGAACGACGGTGCAATGAATGCATTCAGCTATTTTGCGAAGGCGGCCCTGAATGACTTCTCCGTTCAGGAGATCGACGAGCAGGATCTCGTCGGGCATTACCTGCGCTGCACGGTCCGGCATGAACAGGTGGAGAGTACCAAGTACCCCGGTAAGATGACCACATTCGTTCGGTTGGACGATAAGGAAGCCGCTGACGGGTACGATGATGTGGACATCCCGTGGGATGATCCGAAACCGGTTGCCAAGGAACAGGGATCAGCGGGTAAGAGCCAGAAGGCGTTTGACCTGGATGGGCTGCTGGGGATTTAGGCTTCAGGATGGTGGTCAGGGAGAGAAAAAATCCTCTCCCTGACTGCTAACCTTATTGCGATTATTGTTATAATAAAGGTTAGAGGGTATGATAGTCATAATAAGCGGCTCGGTTTTGATTTACCTGATATTAATGGTGATCGCTTATTTTATATTTCATGACGAGGAGTTATGAGCAATTCTAATTTGTTTGGACATATCGACCGGAGACGGAGGATACCGTTTGACGAGTTCCGGGTAAAAATGGTCTACGATGCGATTTTTGAGGAGCACGGTGTCAGAGATGTCAAATTACTGGATTTTCTGGAGACCGAAAGAATTACGCAGCGTAAAGCGTCCAGAGGGCTGGAAGCTGAAGACCGAGAAGAAATCGGGAAGTTTGCCGACACGCTGCAGAAAAAGCTCGATATCGGACGGGACGCGGCTTTGTGCATTCTGGCTCATATCGGCGTGATGATGAATGCCTGTCATTAGTGTAGGAGAGAATAATGATTCTGAGTGATATCAGTATTTACAACCGGCTGGATGAGCTGGTGGATATTTCCAAATCGGAAAATACAACACTTCGAGACCTGAGCAAGCAGGTGAATCCGAATTCAATCGATTTGACGATCAGTCGGATTTATAAGCGGGGATTATTCACCGCGCGAAGCTGGAACTATGGCTTTAAAAATCAGCAAGAAGCATCTTTATACAATGAAAAAGCATGGGAAAGCTGCCGGGATGAGGATTATATCCTGATGAAACCAGGTGATGTGGTTCTGGCGTGTACGCGAGAATACATCAAAATGCCGAATGACATCTGCGGTCAGCTTTTCACCAAATCCACATTGGGCAGAATGTTTATCAATCATATGATGGCGGGTGTGATCGATGCGGGGTTTGAGGGAAGGCTGACGCTTGAATTAGTCAATGAAGGCGTTCATATTATCAAGATCCCGACGGGAGCGCGTGTTGTGCAGATGGTGCTGATGGAATTGGACCAAAAAGCCATACGTCCGTATGGAAATCGGGAAAGCCGATATCATGAGGCAATGAGTGTGGAGTGCGCAAAATTGGAAGATTCCTTTAATGCCTACTGCGCTAAAAAGGAAATGGAACCTTTGCCCTTGGAGAGAAAATGAAGTACACAGTCAGTAAGGAAAAGGGCGGACGGTATTACATTTGTCGAGAAGGGAGTGAGAATATCCCTCACTCCTTTCAGCGATTTGCTGAGAAAAAGAAGGCCCTGAAGGTATGTGCATTTCTGAACGGGCTGAGTTATAAGGAGTACATGAAGATGTACAGGAAGGATCATAAAGATGATCAGGATTGAGAATGTGGAAATTTACGGATGGAGAGCAGCTCTAAGAGGAATGCGGAATCCGAAAAATTCGTGGGATCGCTCGGACACGGAATATATAAGAGATCTGAATCGTATGATCGAAAGAATCGGGGATAAGGATCTGGAGCTGGCACAAACGCTGGCTGATGCCGGTCCGGTGCATGGAAAGTATCTGCGGATGATCACGGTCACCTGTGACATTGTTGCTCCCCGTTACTGGTGGATCGAGTTTGACACGTATAAAGTCGGGACGGTTTCGAACAGCTGCAGCACGATGCACAAAATTACCGAACGGGATCTTACCCTGGACGATTTCTCTCATGAGCATCTGGACGGGTACGGTGTGAAATTATTAGAAAATGTCATTCATGAGATAAACCGAGCCAGACGCTTTTATGCAAATTTCGCCGAATATACCGTCAATTACGGGAAGGGCAATATGACCAGGAAGGATTACTGGTGGCAGATGATCCAGCTTTTACCTCAGTCTTTTAATCAGCGGCGTACGGTGCAGATGAATTACGCGGTGCTGAAGAATATGTACGAGTACCGGAAAGATCATAAGCTCCATGAGTGGCAGACGTTCTGCAGATGGATCGAAGAACTGCCTTACAGCGAATTAATCACAGGAAAGAGGGAAGAATGAAAGCAATGTTAAGCCAGCCTATGAGAGGCAAAACAGAAGAAGAGATCACCGAGACCCGGGAAAGGGCTATCAACCATCTGGAAGGGCTCGGATATGAAGTGATCAACACGTTATTTACCGATGAATGGTATTCACCGGAGGCTATGAAGGAACGGGGCGTGGAAAACATCCCGCTGTGCTTCCTGGCCAAATCTCTTGAAAATATGAGTCTCTGTGACACGGTGTATTTCTGCAAAGGATGGCAGGATGCAAGGGGCTGTCGGATCGAACATCTGGCCGCCAGAGAATACGGGATGCATATCCTTTACGAGAACGATACGCTTTAAGATCAAACAGGGGAGGGATTATGGATCATTCAAAGATTCCTCAGGAGCTGAGAGAACTGGACCAATGGGTCTGTAACTGGGAAGGGTCCAAGGTGCCGATGCGAGCTTTTGAACGGGCAGGGGCGTCGAGCACGGATCCTTCCACTTGGTCCTCTTTTGAGGCAGCGTGTCAGGCGGTGGATGCCGGTGTTTATGACTATCTGGGGTTTGTGTTCGCGGATAATGGGATCGTCGGGATCGACATTGACACGGGGTTTGAAGACGGGCTGATGACTCCGCTGTGTGTAGATATCATTTCCGCCTGCAGATCCTACACTGAGATCAGTAAATCCGGGCGGGGTGTGCACATCTTTGTCAAGGGTGTGCTGCCCTTCCCCGGGAAGAATAATCAAAATGGTGTGGAAATCTATCAGTCAAAGCGGTATTTCGTGACCACCGGAAAGCAGACACTGTTTCCGGAAATCATTGAGAATCAGGCGGGGATCGATTATGTACTTGGTAAATACTTTACAGAGACCTCACCGGTGAAGCCAGAAGGCGGTCCTGTGAAGAGTTACAGCAGGGACAGTAAGATTTATCGACCGGGCTTTAAAAAGCCGCAGAAGGGCGCCCTGACGCTGAATCCGAAGCATGAAGAGATTCCGAAAGGGAACCGGCACCTTTGTCTGCTGTCAATGGCGGGGACGCTTTGGAAGCAGGGATACAGCGTGAAGGATCTTTATCAGGAATTGAGCCGGGTGAATGCAGAGGTGTGCAAGCCTCCGCTGCCGGCACGAGAAATTGAATCGATCTGTAAATCGATACGGAAATATGAGAGGTAATTATGGCTGCGAAAAAGCAAACGACTTCTAAGAATGAAGTATGGAAAACAATGTTTCAGACGCCGGTAAAGGGTGAGCTGTGTGTGATCGCGATCCTGCCGGATATCGTCCGGATGGGTGTATGGAACGGGAAAGGTTTTGAGAATGCGCTGGGAATGAAGGTTGCCGGTGCTGATGATGTGGCATACTGGATGAGCATTCCGACTCCGCCCTGGAGGAAAGACCGAAGCGAAAAGGTGCATATCGCTAAGAAGTGAGGATGAGATGGGCCTGGTATTAAGTATCCATGGCGTTTGTGAGACGGTGTTGGATCCTGATGAAGATCTGGAGCTACTGATCGAGAAGTACATCAGTGTCGATGCGCGGAACATGTACCGGGATGTCCGAGAACGGGATCGGAATGCTGTGCTGCTGGCCCGTGAGGATGCTCAGGATCAGGAGTACGAGGTGACCAAGCTGGAAAACCGGATCGAAGATGCGCGATGGTCCCTGAGCCGACTTATGGAAGATATTGATGATATGGACAAAACGGATATCCGGAAAAAGCTGGAAAATATCCATTGGGAGCTGGGGTGGTGAGAATGAAGAATGGATGCGGGAAGAAGGTAACCAATGACATCGAAAGAGTTATTGAAAAATTTTAGCGAAAATGCAAGATACCTTTGTAAGCAAAAAGGAAAAAGCATCGGAGAATTAGAAAAAGAAATTGGTGTTTCAAAAGGTTATTTGTCAAGAATCGTAAATTCAGAAAAAGCGATCAGTTTGGCAAACTTGTATAAAATTTCTCAAATTCTCGAAACAACCATTGATGATTTGATCAGCAAGGACATGTGTCTTGAATGGAAAATTCAAGAACTTGAAAAAGAATTGGATTCTTTGAAAAAGCAGAGAGGTGACCGATGAGCATTGAAAAATGCCAATCGGAAAATGCCGACTATTTCGAAAATGCCAAGCAAAAAAGGAGAGTAATGAGCGATTGCACAACTTGCAGATATGCTGAGAGCTGCGACACTGAAATAATGTGTACAGAGGATGGTACGGTATTCAAACGCCCTCGGAATTGTGTGAGGTATGAAGAGCGGAATGATGGTCTTGTGCTTACCGAAGTCTGGGATTGGCGGTGAGAAATGATAAAGCTCAAAATGGACCAGGGTGATTTCGGGACGCTGTGTATTTGTGCAATACGGTATTGTCATGGGCGGCAGACTTATATGCCGTCTCTGGTCCGGGAGATCGTGACTCCGCACCTGCAGGAGATCGCGGACCGGGATCTGGCGGTAATGATCGAAGATTGTGATTATCAGAAGCGGTTCAATCTTTACGGTGATGAACGGATTGATCTGCCGGGATGGATCAAATGGAGAGAGACACTGGAAGCGGAGAAGGAAAGACGGATACCGCAGGGTGCGGTGCCGATGAAAGGCGAATGATGAGCGAATGCACTTATTGCCCCAATAAAAAAATTTTAGATGTTACCTGCGGTAATCGTACTATCTGGTTTCAGAAGAATGAACCGCATACTGTATACTGCGATAAACGTAAAGAGGAATGGGAAGGTATGTTTGGTAAGGTATTGAACAAAGACGGTAAGCAAAAGCGCCGTCACTTGGTTATCGCTCCAGACATTCAATGTGATTTTACGAGCCTACCGTTCGAAGATGAATCCTTTTCGCTTGTAGTATTCGACCCTCCGCATATTATAAACTTGACAGAATCATCATGGATGCGTAAATCCTACGGTTCACTTGATAACAATTGGCGGCAGTTGATCCATAATGGATTTGCTGAATGTATGCGAGTATTGAAACCTGATGGTGTTCTGGTGTTCAAGTGGTCGGATATTTCCATCAGCACCCGGGATGTAATCAAGGCTATTGGACAGGAACCGCTTTTTGGTCATAGATCCGGAAAAAAAATGAACACACATTGGCTGTGTTTTATGAAGTTTCAAAATGAGGACGACAACCCTATAGGGAGGAACTTTAATGAGTGACATTCAGTATAACCCTGATGAGCTGTTTCAGCTGCATGACGGGCGGTATGTGACTTCCCCGGAGCTTTCGGAGAAAATGAAGATCATCAAAGATGCCCAGCCGGAGGCTCCGCATAATGACTCCACCGGTTATTCCTGGGATGAAAACGGTATGGCTGATCTGTTTTCGGAATGTTACGAAAACGACACACGATACTGTGCCGAAGCGAAATCCTGGTACACGTATGCAGACGGGCGGTGGCAGAAGGACATCGGATCGCTTTTAGTGGCGGCTAAGATCAAAGAATTCGTGAGGCTGATGGCCCTTTACTGCGGAGAAATCCGGGATGATGAGGTCCGGAAGCGGTACATGGGTTTTGTCACCAAGATGGGTGACCGGCGGTTTCGGGACCGGATCATGAAGGACGCAGCCAGCAATCTGATGATCAATGCCTGGGAGTTTGACCGGGACCCATACCTGATCAATTGCCGTAATGGTACGTGGAATTTGCAGACCGGAGAGCTGAATCCGCACAGGTGGGAGGACTTTTTGACCATGCAGAGCGGGTTTTCAGCCAGTGCAAAGAAGGTTTCCTGTAAGCGGTGGAATCAATTTATTGATGAGATCACAGAAGGGGATAAGCAGAAGGCGGATTACCTGCAAAGGGCTTTGGGGTACTCAATTTTGGGTAAGAGCAATGAAGAATGTATGTTCATTCTGCACGGAAAGACCACCCGGAACGGTAAAAGTACGCTGCTGAACACGATCCAGCACCTTCTGGGTGATTATGCGACGGTGGCGCCGGTGGAGCTGATCTGCCGGGGTGACCGGACCCGGAATGCAGAAAATGCAACATCCACCCTGGCCAATCTGAAGGGCAGAAGGTTTGTGACGATGGCAGAAAGCGATACATCCGGGAAGCTGGACGAGGCTGTGATCAAGCAGTATACGGGCGGTGAAGAGATCACAGCCCGGAGGCTTTATGAGAATGCGATCACGTTTATGCCTCAGTTCACGATCTGGCTTTCCTGCAATGATCTGCCTGCAGTTCGGGATAAGTCGCTGTTTGCTTCGGATCGGGTGCGAGTGATCGAATTCAACCGGCATTTTTCGGATGAAGAGCAGGATAAAAACCTGAAGAATTATTTTGAGTCGGATGAGGCAATGGAAGGGATCTTCCACTGGCTGATCCGGGGATATGAGCGGTATAAGACTTTCGGGCTGGAGATGCCGGAAAGTATGAAACCGGTGATGCGGGCTTATGCCAAGGATAATGATGTTGTGCTGCAGTTCCTGGAGGATCGCTGCGAAGCCGCAGAAGGGGAGCGGATCAAGGCTAAGACTTTGTATGATGCTTATAAGACCTGGTGCCGGTCCTGCGGGTACTATGTGTGCAGCCTGAAGCGGTTTATTGCGGAGGTGGCGACACATCCGGAATGGTATGAGTATAAAGGAATGAGCAACGGTGCCACTGCTTTTTCCGGTTTGAAATTGAAGGAGGTTTGAGATGGCAGAAAGTTATGTGGAACGGTACTGGCGGGAACGCCGGGAGGCAGAAGAGGCCGAGAAGGCTATGAAGAAGGCTGTGGAACACATGGCAGAAGAGGAGGTGAACAATGCCGCCGGGAAGAGTAAAGGGTCAAAAGGACGTCACTCCCAGAAAACGAAGGCAGGATCATCCTCACGGTAATCCGGCTTATGCTTCCCATGGAAACATCAAAAACATGGTAGAGAAGTCAGAAAAGAAGGATGAGATTTCCCGGATCGTCGGGGAGAGCTTCCAATACTTCGGGAGGCCGCGGCCTAAGAATAATGAGGAGCTGCGGGAACGGCTGAATGAGTATTTTCAGCACTGCATTGATACAGGTCAGATCCCGACTGTGGAGGATATGGCTTTGTCGCTGGGTGTGACCCGGGCAACGCTTTGGGAATGGGAGAACAAGCGGAAGGATTTTGAGCGGGCAGAAATCATGCGGCTGGCTAAGGAGGTCCTGGCCGGGATCGATGCAAAGCTGGTTTCTGAGGGGAAGATCCCGCAGGTGACTTATATCTTTCGGGCCAAGAATTATTTTGGTATGAAGGATCAAACAACGGTGTCCTGGGAGCAGGGCGGTGACCGGGTTGAGGATCGGATCGATGAGGAGCAGCTGCGGAAGAAGTATCTTGAGCGGGGTTATGAGGCTCCGCTGCGGATCGAGGCTGCGGAGGTGCGGCAGCTGCCGGCGTCGTCTGATGTGGTTGAGGCTGTGGAGGTGAAGAAATGAGAAAGGATTAGGGTGATCAAAAAGGCCCCGGTTTTTGGCCGGGGTCTTTTGCTGTCTCCGCATAATTTGGTAGCTGGCGGGGACAGAACAGAAATGAGGAAATTTCTGTAGTTGTTATTATAATCGTTTTGCGAACTGTCTGACGAT